CCATGAAGGGACTGCGCGAGGATCTGGCGCAGAACACCGCCGCCACCCTCCAGGTGCAGACCGACACCAGTGAGCTGGTCAGCCTGATCAAATCCTTCAAGGGCCTGTTCAAGCTGCTCGACATCTTGGGCAGGATCATGAAGCCCATCGGCTACATCGCCATGGCCTGCGGATCGCTTTGGGGGCTGGTAACAGTCGTCAAGGGCGGAGGGTCACCCAAGTGAGCGATGCACTCAAACGCCGCGCCCTGGCCGCGATCCTGGCCACCGCCGTGGCAGTTCCGGCCGAGGGCCTGCGCCGGGTTGCCTACTACGACCCGCCGGGAATTTTGACCGTCTGCCGGGGCCATACCGGCCCGGACGTGGTCAAGGGCAAGGTGTACAGCCTGGCCGAGTGCGATGCCTTCATGTCGGCCGAGATGAAAGCTGCCGTGGCAAAGGTGGACAGCTGCGTGCCCGGCCTACCGCCGCACGTGCTGGCCGCCTTCTCCGATGCCGTCTACAACATGGGACCGACCATCGCTTGCGACACCACCAGGAGCACGGCTGCGCGCCTGCTCAAGGCCGGCAACATCGAGGCGGCATGCAACCAGCTCACCCGCTGGGACAAGGCCAGCGTAGGCGGCTTCATGGTGGCCCTGCCTGGGCTCACCGCGCGCCGTGCGCAAGACAAGGCGCTTTGCCTGACTGGGGAGGATGCAATATGAGCGTGTTGGCCGTCTGGATGATCCTGTTCAATTGGGTGTGGTGGTTGCCATGATCGCGCTGCTTAACTGGCGCCTGTGGGCTGGCCTGATCCTTGTCACCCTGGCCGCTGCCGGCAGTTGGAAGTGTTTCAAGCTGGGACAGCAGGATGGGCTGCAGCAGCTGGCCGCCTACAAGCTGGAGCAAACCAATGCCGCCCTGGCTGCTGATCAGGCCGCGCGCACCAAAGAAGCCGCACTCAATCAATCACTCCGGAGCCTGACCAATGCGTACATCACCGAAAAGAATGCTCATGCTGCTGCTGCTGCCCGCGCTGATGACAGCCTGCGCCAGCTCGAAGCCTCCCTCGGTGGTGCAGCCACCCTCGATCCCACCGCCGCCGTCGGAGCTGATGACCTCACCAGAACCCGGTACGTTCTCGGACAGTGCGCAACAGCTTTTACAGCGCTGGCTCAAACTGCTGACACCATCGAAGCCCGTCTGACAGGGTTGCAGGCCTACGTGGGGACGGTCTGCAAATGAGGCTGGCAGGTTGTCCAATATCCAGTAGTATTTGCCCAACGATTAAGCAGAAAGACGCGTTTTTGCTGAGTTTTTACGCTGGAAATATTGGACGATTCGGGAGCTAAATCCCTGTATCCATGCGGCCTGCAGCCCGATTCAAGCAGCCGACTCTTAATCCGTAGGTCGTCAGTTCGAATCTGACAGGACCCACCACGAAACGCCCACTGGGCAAGGAAAGCCTGCTACTGAAAAGTGAGCAGGCTTTTTCTTTATTGGACGTTTTATTAGACGTTTGTCCAAAATACAGTGTTTATTTGGCTGCGGATGCGCGCTTGGCTTGACGTGCTGCCACACCCAGTTTGCCATCAACAGTGCGAAACGTTCGGTCTTTTATCGAGTCCTGAATGTTGTCTTTCTGCGTTCCATATTGCAGGTGATCTGGGTTGCAGCACAAAGGCGTTCTGCAGTTGTGCCGCAATACACGCCCGACTCCAGGATCCCCGGTTACGTCTCGCTTGGCTATTCGGTGGGTGAGCATCAGTTTCCCATCCACCCTGTATTGACCGTAGCCGGATCCAGCGGCCGAGTCGGAGCCTTTCCAAAGCCAGCAATCATTGGGGCCTTGCACGTCCACCCGCATCCAAAATTGAATCAACCGCTCAGGCGATAGAAACTTCCCCGCTTCGTCTGGGTAGTAAATGGTGAACGATTTCATTTTTCACCCTTCATCACGCCATCACCACCATATTCGGCTCGGCAGTCTCACGCCAGCGGGCCTTGATATAGATTTCTGTGGTGGTCTGGTTTGCGTGGCCGAGCAGCTGCTGGATCTGTGCCAGTGGCACCTTCGCCAGGTAATACATGTCGCTTGCGCCCTTGCCCTTGAGGTCCCGATAACCAAAGTACGCCATCGGCAGCTCGCCCTTTTTTGCGCGCAGATCGTTGGCCTTGGTGATGGACCGGCGCAGCATGGAATTCAATCCGGTGTAGGTGTAGTGCGTGCCCTTGAGGGTCTGCACCAAGGGCTCGCGCAACCTGCGCACATTGCCCTCGCGCTTGGGGATCAGCTCCTCCATGGCCTGGCTGAATCCGATCTTGTGCTTGGTGCCGGTCTTGTTCTGGATGAAATCCAACTTACGCCGGCCGCCCTCCGTGATCACCACGCTGGTGTCCCATAGGACGATGTCGCTCTCAGGGCGCTGCAGCGTGCGGTAGGTCAGCTCCATCAGCAGGCGCTCGGAGCGGCTGGCCACTGCGAAGACCTCGCGGTATTCCTCATGGGTGACATAGCGGTCCCGCTTCTTCTCTGGGTTGCGGTGGATGCCACCGGCCACCAGGCAGGCCGCGAGCTGCACGATGTGCGGCTGGCGGGGGTCCTCACTGGGCTCATTGAACAGGGGGAGGCCTGTTGTCTCCGAATCGAAAAAGACGGCTAAGCGCATGATGAAATCCTTCCTTTGGAATCGCGGTTCTTTATGGGTGGTGCAGTGCGAAGTCCTGCGGCGTACAGGCGCTTGAGTGATGCGCTTGTTTGGGTGCGGCTCTCGGGCCGGTGTTGGGTACCGGTCTTGTGGTGCCGGTTGTGCTCAGCGGCTGACAGCAGGGTGATGTTGTCAAACGTGTCATTCAGGCAGTTGCCATCCATGTGGTGGGCATGGTCTGCAGGCGTCAGGGCGCGGCCCAACTTCGCAGCCAGAAGCGCCCGGCTGCGGTGGATGTAGATGCCACCACAAACCACACGCACACCGCTGAAAAAAGCATGCGGACGAATCCGAACGCGCCAATAGCGAATTCGTCCACGTGGCGGATATTCCCCAATAACTTCAATGCCATGCGGCAGAACGTAAATGGGCGACTTCGGTTTGCGGCCGGAGGTCATGCCGCCACCTTGAGCTGGGCCGCGTTGGAAGAAATGGGCATGCGGAACAGGGACTCGCGCATGTTCACGATGCTGCGGAACTTGAGCAGCTGCACCGCCATGGCATCAATGAAGTCGTCGTCGCGGTAGATCCGTTTGACGTACAGGTCATTGCCGACGCTTTCCAGGTCGGGAACGAACATGATGAAGTCGCACCACTGGCGCCCAGTGATCCACAGACCGCCCTGGATCTGGTGGATGTACTCCGACACGTCGCCGGTCTTGAACATAGCCGCGATCTTGTTGGGGTCGATGGGGCACTTGATCTCGATGAGGCCATCGTCATCCACCAGGCCATCCGTGGAGTAACCGAACCAGTCGTCATCGGTCTTGCAGACACCGGCCTCCTCGGCCAGCAGGCCCATACGGGCTTCCCAGCGCACGCGCGCCACCGTCTCCAGCTCGTGGCCACGGTCCAGCACCCAGGCCTTGACCGGCTCACCGTAGGGGCGGCGGCTGATCCGCTCCAGCGCCACGGTGCCGGCGTACTTGTCGGCAGCATCCGTGGGGTCTCCGGCCTTCTTCTCACCGCTGGTGCGGGTCAAGGTGCTGGTGGCGGTGGAGAAGTTGCTGGCAGTGATGCAGCCAGCGCGGGCAGCCAGCCACTCCGGCGTGCCCTGTACACATTCGATGAAGCGCATGATTTAGGCCCCCCGAATCTTTGCCAGCAGCTCGTCGTAGCGCACGCCCAGGGCCTTGACCTGCTCGGCGTCCTGCACTTCGCTGGCCCAGTCCATGGCGATGTTCAGGGCGTCTTCGTTCTTGGCTGCGTTCAGCTTCTTGAGGACCGACTCATAGGTGACAGCTTCGGGAGCGGCAGCTGGTGCTGCAGCCGCCTTGGGTTGCTCCTGGTGGATCTCGCCGGTGTCCTGGTCAATGGTGGTGGCCTGGGCATTCTTCATCGCCTTGCGGTGCGCAGCCACGGCATCCTTGAAGGACTGGTGATCATCGAGCTGCTTGGCAAACTTGCCGTTGTGCTCCTTCCAGTAGGCCAGCGCTTCGGCGTCGGTCTTGGTCTCGCGCGCGCCGGCCAGGTAGGGCGCAACGTCCACGGTGTCGACCACCACATCAGCAGAGCCCATGAAGCGGTTCACCGGAATGTCCTGCAGCTCGTCCGGCGTGTAGACGCCCAGGATTGCACCAGGGCAGAACAGGCGGGCCCAGTTTTTCACCTGCAGGTATCCGAGCTGCTGCGCGGGGTTCACCTTCCACAGCGGGGAATTCTTGGTGGTGACCTTCGATTCGTTCAGCCAGTTGCCCCAGGTGATGTCCGCCTCGCCCTTGATCTGGGCGCCCACGCGGCATTCCAGGCTGGGGCTGGTGCCCTTGTATTCGTAGTGGAAGCGGCCTTCGATGCTGTTGGACTGCTGCACCACGGCGTTGACCAGCTGGGCCTCATAGCCGAGCGTGCCATTCACCAGGTGGGTCTTCTGGGCCACGGCAAAGGGATTCATGCCCCACTGGGCGGCCTGCATGCACACGGCCATGCAGTCGGATGGATTCTTCTGCAGGTGCGCCGGCACGGTGCTCTTGCCGCTGGCCATCAGCTCGGCCATACGCATCAGGCTGTCCATGGTGGCCGAGTCCATCATCAGGGAGCCAGCTTGCGCGCGTCCGGTCTCTGCCAGGGCAGTTT